GACAAATCGACCCAAGGTCCCTGCGGCGGCTTGCCGATCCAAGACATCGACACATCGGCAGGACCCGGCATGATGAGCGTTTGGGAGCCGACGCCGGAAGAACTCGTCAGGCTAAACGCGGGCGCCAAGGTGTCGCTGGTCGTGCTCGGCACCGCTCATCCTCCTGTGTCGCTGTCTGTCGGGATGCCTCCAAAGGACGAGCCATGAGGCAGGAGCCTGAAAACACGAAGGTTCGCGACGGTGTTGGCGACATCGTGCCGCACGGACCCGTCTACCATTGGCGCAACGGCTGGTACTTCTGCCGTGGCGAATGCAACGTCGTCCACATCTGGAATGTGGAGCGCGGCATCGAATTGGAAATGACCGAAAGCGAATGGGATTCGCTCGCACAGTTTCTGCGGGTGCGTGATTAAGCGCGTGGTAGCGCGGCACAGGAGAATTAGTAAATGGCGCTGAAAGCCACAATCAACGAGCGATGCCGGAATTGCGGTCAGCGGGCGGCGCGGCTGTCCGGACGGTTCATCGTGGAGAGCCACGTTTGCTCGAAGGCCCCTCCCGGCCCGCGCCCTCCACCGCGCCGCGTTCCGCTCGATCACTTTGTATTTGTTCCGGCCGAGTTCACCGCCGACGAACTGAGGTCAGACCTCGATGCTGCATACGCCGAAATCGACCGCCTTCAAGACGACGCCAGCGAGCGCAAGCGGAGATTAGATGACGTGTTCGTGGCAATGAAGGGCTACGTCACGAACAGGATCGCCTGACCACACGCTTAACTGCCAATCAACCAAGGAGAATTGAAATGCAGCACGAATGGGTGAAATCGACGCTCGGACACGGCGAGACGATGTGCCGGCGCTGCTGGATCACGAACCGAGAAGCAGCCGCGCTCGGCCTCACGAATACCTGCGATGCGCCGCCGCCCAAGCCCGCGAACGCGAACGTCGAGGCCAAGCCAACCGACGATGACTACAGGACCGGCGAGGATGATCCTTTCATCTGCCCGGTCACGTCGCAGCCCTGCATGACCGAGCAGGACGAGTTCTGCGAGGACTACGGCTGCGCTCGGAAGGCCGGAATTGATGTTGACGGCGATTTGATCGCCTGACCGCTTGGTTGTTCATGCAGAAACACAGGGAAATTGAACTTAGCGGGACGGCGGCGCGTAGTGGGGTCGAGCGGTATTCGCTACGGCCGAGCGAACGTAACGCCCTTAAGTCCATAGGCAGGGGACCAGCGCCCAACGGTGCGGTGTGGCTGCATCCAAGCTACGGCGGCAGTGATCTAACACGCCTCGTGTCGCCGTCTCGCTAAGTGCAATATTAAAGAGGCATTAGGACCAATGACGCCGACGTGGATCGAACTGCGAGAGCCTGGAATGGTCCCCGAGCGCAAGGGGCCGTTCAATACGCCAGTACATCTCAAGCAATTCCTGATCGAGCTATTTGATGTGCGGCCGGCGGCGCTCGTCTCGGTCATGACGATGCACTCAAGCGGTCCCTCATTCGAGGATGGCCCGCAGGTTCTCGAAATGATGGACGGGCGTCAGCGTCACCGCGCCGAGCGCCATAGGCGCAACACGGAAGCAGCGTGGCAAGCACCGCGTTAAAGAACGGTTAAGGAGGCGGAAATGGTCACTCGCATTCGGTTCTATCTCGGCAGGAAATGGCTCGGCCTCGGGCTGTGGATCATGCCGTCCGACGCGAAAGCGTACTTCGGCTACAATATCGATTTCCTGCGCCGGATACGTGGCTAAGCACAAATCAGCACAACCCCGTTGAGAACACAGAGGACGGAAAGTCATGAAGACGCTAAAGGTGACGCTCGAAATCAAGGTGGACGACTGGACGCCGGATTTCGAGGAGGATGATCCGCCTCCGTCATCGGTTGATGATTACAAGGCATCTGATGTGGCCGGCGTGCTCGCCAATATCGATGAGCACAACACGTCCGAAATCCTCGCCGGTTCAGACGTGATGGTGAACTTCAAGGAATGCCGCGTGATCGACGCCGCTTGGCTCGACTGACTACCGCATTAACGGCGTAGTAACATCGGAGGAAAGAGATGACGCAGGCTTGGACATGCAAGGAATGCGGCGTCGAACTGACGCGCGATCACGACATTTGCTGTCTGTGCCTTGCGGCACGGATGCAGAAATGCCCGCCGGACCCGCGCTACGAGCCACGAATCGGGCCGCTCGAATTTTGGTCCGCGCCGATAGTGGCGCTTCTCGTCGCCGTGGCGCTCGCCTTCTGGCTCAAGCATTGAGGAGAGGCAAATGCTGTTGCTAGAGCACATCTCGCTTGCTGCCACAGTGCTCGTCCCGATAGGCATCCTTGTCTATGTCACGTTCTGGTTCTGAGATGTATTCGTGTCGATAATACGGAGGTTGAAATGGAAGACTGCGACGGACGGGAAATGACGTTCGACGATTTCAAGGTAAGGACGGTCGCGCGGCATTGGCGGTGTGATTGCGGCGGGGAATTTATCTGCGCTGAAGGCGTTTCGAATACTTTCGAAACGAAGTGGCGGCACTCCTGCGATAAGTGTAACCAGAGCCGATGGGCTGAAAAGACATATCCCGGGATCGAGCATTTGACCAAGTGATTTATGGGTAGAGAATGAGCATGAAGCCCGCAGAATTTCCGAACGAACTGACCCAAGCAGCCTTTCGCGAAAACGAATTGCTGGCCCGTATCGAGCGCCTGACGGCAGAGAACGAGAGGCTTAGGGCGACACTCGGTGAAATCGAGACCGTCTCCAATATCGCGCCGGCTGACGATAGGTATGGATCGCTGGCAGTGCGGATGGAAAAGGTTTGGCTTCTATCGCGCGGCCACGCGCTTCATCAGCAGTTAACACCGCAGTCAGAGAAGCCGCCGCACTTTCGCGAGATGCGCGGGATATTCAAGGAGGAAGGGAAATGATACCAGACGAGGTGATGAGGTGGCTCGCCATCCGCCTAGGTAGACGCTTAGAGTTCAACGGCCCGAACGTCTTCGGCGTCGTCTATCTGTGGTGTGGAAAACTTTGGTTTCCTGACAAAGCACCGCAGTAACATCACATAAGCATTGCGCAGGATGTGCCGAAAACCGTGTCAAGCAAAATTTATTCTTCAATGATTTCGGAGCGAAACTTACGCTAAGTCATTGATGGGCGCAAATTGATAAAAGTCCCGTTTGCTATAATGCCTGCGTCAACTCAAAGGAGGGTCGCATGACCACACAGATCGAAGTCGGAGATACGGTGACGTGGCGGCATGGGAAGTCCAAGGCGAAGAGCAACATGCCGCTTGGGATCGCGGGCTGCGAAGTCCTGGAGATCGGGCAGACTGCGGATGGGCTACCGGCGGCGCGGCTGAAGCTGCCGCCGTTCTTTGGCGGCCTCCCCACCGATGCTTGTAACGGCTACTTGGCTGACTTGGAGAAGGAGTGAGGACGGAGCCGCGCTCGGCAACGGGCGCGGCTTTTCTATGGAGCTTAAAATGCGCCTGGATGGGAAGTGCTATCTATGCCGAATTGGTATCTGCGGGCCAGGAGATCGGTGCCCGGTCTGCTCAGCGATCCAGCCGCCGCCGCGTTAATAAGCGATAAGGCTTGCCACGGAGAGATGTTCCCATGACTGACCTAATTTGGATCGGCAACACCCTGTACCCGCGGTGGGAAGCTCTGGTATTTGCCGCTGCGGTATTGCTCTCACCGGCCGCGGCCATTGTCGTCGTGGCCTTTTTGGTTGGCTTCATTCGCAATAAACCTCGTATTTAAGATCATGCGCTGCATCCACTACGTAGGCTTCAGGGATGACCGCTACTGGAACGCTAGGCGTATTTGGGGAGGTCCGGCCTTTGTGCATCGCTGGTGGGACAAGCGAGCGAAACGCGAGATCGCGCCGGATGACGTTGTGATCTTCGCGGAAGGCGACTGGACCCAGGAGCCGAGCCGCTACAACGCGCCGGACCTAGACGAGCCAAGCGCGTGATTAATGGGCAATGAAGCGTGCCCTTGTCCGGCCCTGCGGTAAGGCTATGATGT